AAATAAAAATTCAATTTTATATGGTTCGATTTTCAGCCACTGGGCTGTTTATCTTATAAATTTCCCTTTTATTATCCTAGTGACTTACTAGGTTTAGATACAGGTTACAATTAAAAAATTTATATATATTTCAAAGGAGGTTCTTAAATTGGAGAACAATACTAAAAAACAGAGATTATTTAATCTCCCAGAAACAAAAGGTAATTTTATGATCAAAGGTGTAGTTAAGGGAACTAAGAAAGATAATTTCTACACTGAAAAGCAGACACGAACTGGTAAGGAAATGCGAATCGTAAACTTCGGTCTTGAATATGATGAAGGTCGAGATTTATATATCGGATTTACTGGAATTGAGCAGGAGAAAGTTTACTTCTATAAAAAGCCAGAAGAAAAAGGTAAAAAAGGAACATCACAGCCGGTATCTTGGGCAAACAGATTTAAATTTGCAGAAGATCCAAAGAACGAAGGATTTAGACTTATTGGTAAAAACCTTGGACTTACAAAAGTAACCAATGAAAAAGGCGAACAGGTAAATAACAAAAAGGTACTTACCGACTATGATGCTTGTGCAGAGATTCGCAATAACCTTAAAGACGGAGAAAGCGTTTTTGTAAAAGGTAGCATTTCTTATCGCAGTAATCGCGATGATAAAGGTAACATCAAACGATACAAATCTATGGAACCATCTCAGATTTCTCTTTGTGCCCCATGCGAATTTGATAGTGAAAAATTTAAAGCCCAGAACAACTTCAACCAGGTAATTGTCTTTATGGGAATTGAAAAAGAAGTTGAAGACGACAAAGAAACAGGAAGATATGTTATCTCCGGAAAGGTTGTAACTTATTCCAATATTGAGGACGTTGAGTTTATTCTTGACCCTGTTGATGAGAAGCAGAAAAAACTTGCAATGACATTTAGGAAGAAAGTGAAACCATATTGGGCACTTAAAGTATCCGGTCATGTACAGGCTTCCGTTCAGGTAGAAGAAGTTGCTGTAGAAGATGGATGGGGAGAAGAGGATGAGATGGAAAAAGTTTCTACTCCTGTTAAGCGTGAGTACATCGTAACCGGTGCTGATCCGACTACTATCGAAAAAGACCTGTACTCTAAGGAAGCTATCGAAGAAGCAATGCAGAAGATTAGAAACGCTAATAAAGCCGAGGAAAGCTATGGTAGCGATTCTGATGATAATGGATGGGGAGATAGTAGCCTCGGAGAAGCTGACGAAGAGGATGAAGAGTGGTAATTGACCACTTGGAGGAATTAAATTTCCTCCCAACATTTGAGAAATATAACAAATCAATTTATATATAAGGAGCATAATTAAATGGCAAAAGGTAGAAAAGCAAAACAGGCAAAAACAAAACTTAACATGATTATATATGGAGATACTTTCACAGGTAAGACAACATTGGCATCACAGATTGCATTTTTCAAAAGAGAAGATGGTACTCCATTTAGAGTGTTATATATTGATGCAGAATCTGGTGGACTTGATAGTTACTTAGATAGAATGGAAGAGTCAGGCATCAATTTGGATAATATTTATATTTTGTATACACAGTCACTTGCAGAGGTTAGACAGTATATTGCAAAAGTAAAAAATAACGAAGATATTTATGAACTTGATGATGATGGAGTAGAAACTGATGAAATTGTAACAGATGCTGAAGGAAAACCATTTAGAGCTGATGCGATTGTAGTAGATGGAACAACAATTCTTAATTTAACTACGCAGTCCGGATTAGTTGAATTCTCCAAGAAACGTAATAAAGTAAAAGCAGACAAGGCTGGGTTACTTGGAGATGAGCGACTTGTCAAAATTGAAGGTTCCAGTCTTGAAATCCGGGACTTTAATACGATAAAGTTTAAAGGGCAGGACCTTATTCTTGACTTAATGTCATCTGGTGTTCACTGTATTACTACAGCCAGAGAAAAAGATGAAACAAAAAACGTTAAGACAGATGATGGACAGTTCCAATCTGTGGCAACAGGTAAAAAAATCATTGATGGATTTAAAGGGCTTGAATATAATGCAAATACAGTAATCCGTACTTTCTTTGATAAAGAAACTGGTCAGATTTGTGCCGAGATTCAGAAAGACCGTACAGGAGTACATGACTCCGGTGAAATTGTTGAAGATCCATCATTACTTGATTGGCAAGCTGCACTTGATAAAAATAAAGGTAAAGAAGACTTTATTCTCAAGAACGACTTAACTAAAGCAGTCGAAGTTGAGCAGGATCTGTATGCTAAAGAAGTTCTTGGAAAGGTTGGCGATCCTGTTACAGAAGATACAACATCATCCGACACATCCACTTCCACATCACCAACACCAGATGATCTTCGTAAAGAAATCGTATCTATTAAAAATTCTCTTTCTCCAGTCGAGAAGAAATCTCTTAAAGAAAAACTTGAAGCAAAAGGTTTACCAACTGCATACAAGAATGTAAATGATATTTCTGTATTACAGGAAGTTATTGAAACAATGAAAAACTGATTGGATAAATTATGGCACGAGCAAAGAATGATAATTTAGTTAATGAATTTGATAGAGTTTGCCATTGTTGCCAACGCCACATCCATTTTGAAAGAAATAAATCTGTGGAAAATGTAGTATTCTTTGATGGACTTTTCTATCACGAAAAGTGCTTTAAAGAGTCTGCAGGATTCCACAGAAAATGTGGTGGCTGCTCAAAAGATATTATTATTGATGATGCAGATCAGAAAGGTATTCTTGTATTTAAAAATAAATATTGGCATGAAGATTGTTTTAAAAAGAAATATTCAGACAAACCAATATTTATGGAAAATATCCCTGAGTATAAAGAAGATGCGTATGTAAAGATTGTAGGTGTTTTTAATGGAAGAAAAAAGAATATTACAAAGTTAAATGAATATGAGATAGCAGCTGTCAAAGAGGTAGATAGAATCTTTGATGAAAAGCTTGTTAATGATTATATCCGAAAACAGTATGATATTCAGACAGTCCCATGGGATTCTATAGCAGCACTATATGATGGTAGATATGGTGTTAAAATCCCACCAAAACACTTATATGACATGTTTGTGCGTAAACAATCTTATCTGGATAAAATCAATGCACAGAATATTGCTAAAGGTAAGGAAATAACAGGTGTATCAAGAGTTAAATACGATTTAAAAGTTCTATATAACAAATATGACTCTTACTTAAAATTCCTTGAAAAGCAAAAAATCTTAGAGGCAGAAGCTCAATCAGATAAAACTGATGAAAAATTAATATTAACAACTGCTCCACAGCCAAAAACAGTTGAAACAAATAATAATAGTGATGACTCCTTGGACGATTTACTAAATGATATTTTTGGATAAGGAGTGGCAGATGGAAGAAATTAATAATGTATGTAATGTACAATCTGAGATTATGTTCGTTGGAGCATTATATAAATCTCCGGATTTATATGTTACATATGGCAATTTTATGAGACCTAAATATGATTTTTCTGATGAAGTAGTCTATTTCTTTTATAAATGTCTTGAAACTTACTATCTTAAATTTTCCCAAACAGTTGACGAAACAAAACTGAATGTATTTATGTCACAGGATGCCGAGCGAATGAGTAATTATAAGAAATATCACGGTTGGAAGACAATTAGTGAATTTATGCGTCTGGCAGATCCAAATGACACTAAGAATTATTTTGATACAGTAAAAAAGTATTCACTTGTTAGGGAGTACGGAAGAAACGGTTATCCTGTCGATAAGATTCTTGCTCATAAGAATTTTGATAAAATGACAGCCAACGATATTTACAGGGTTATAAGAGCTAAAGCTGATAAAATTCACACTGTAATCAATGCCGGTGAAGAAGCAGTAGAGCTTACAAAAGGTAACGCTGATCAGATTAAAAGGTATTTGAAGAAACCAAACTTTGGACTTCCATATCCCTGGCCAATGTACAATGAATTCTTTCTTGGGATGCGAGAGGGTAAAACGCACTTTGAGGGCTTTATCTCAAATGGTGGTAAATCTCGAAAGCTTATTGCATTAGCAGCTTATGTGACTTTGGTACAACATAAAAACTTTCTTCTTATGTCTAATGAGATGGACGAAGATGACCTTAAAAACTGTATGATTGTTACTGTAATAAATAATAAAGAATATCAAGAATTACATGGTATTAAGATCAAGAAGCCAGAACGTGAGATTGTTTTGGGTGCGTACAGAGATAGAAACGGTGAGATAATTCGTAGGCATATAGATGAGAATGGTATTTATACAGAGTCAGAAGAAGAGTATATAGAAAGGGTTGAACGTGATTCAGATGAGTATCACAAAATCGTTCAAGTAGGAGAATGGATTGATGAGAATACAAAAGGTAAGCTTTTGTACAAAGATGTCCAGGACGATTATTCTATGGAACGTATTGAATTTGAATTACGTAAGGCGAAGCTTGTAAATGAAGTAACCTATTATGGTTATGATACATTGAAAAACTATCAAGTAGAGGACTGGGCGCAGTTAAAGCAGATTGCAACTAAGCTTAAGGAAATTACAAAAGAGCTTAAAATGTTTGGATTTGCAGTATTCCAGTTATCTGATGATAGTAAGTTTACAGATGTGTTCCAGTTGAGTTCTATGAATATTGCATCTAGTAAAGGTATTAAACATGTTACTGATACGCTTACTCTTGGAAAGATGATTGAAAAAAGTGAATACCACAAATATCAGATGATATGTGATACTCCTGGATGGGGTGATCCTACAATATCTGACTTAGATTTAGGTAAGCAATATTTTGCAATTAAAATTGATAAAAATAGAGCCGGAAGTAAGGACAAGATTATGTTG